CAGTAAAAGGAGTTGAAGCATTCGCGAGAGTTTTTGATATAAAGCTCTTACCACTTCCGGTAGGCGCACAACATATAACGAATTTATTTCCAGAGCTAAATGCTCCGTCAATTTTTCTAATTATCTTATCTTGTTGACTACTCGGGGTATATCCCTGAGGAAAGTTATTTAAAAGTTTACCTACCATGTAACCAGTATAAGCTACACAACAGATAAAACAAGGCTTGAATCGTAAAATTTATTACAATTAGATTTGTCAAGTACCTTTATACGGTAAAATAGGGTCTTACTAGTACCAGCGAGCTCCGCTAGGTCATATGAGAACTTTAAATTACCAGCGTCTTGCCGTTCCCAGTTATACGGGTAGGGTATTTCATACACGCGTGTTTCATCTTTATGATTCCTTAGCGTAAATACAAAATGAAATTCCTTAAACTTAAATAAAATTAATTTACCTTTTTTAAGGGTCTTTCCATTACTCAGGAGAAATACTACGTCCCTTAGCAGGAAGTCGTTCAATTGTGTCTCTATAGCTGCTACCTGTCTCATTTACCCATAAATTGTTGTTTCTGTTCTGTCGTCATAGTATAAACACTAGTGTTAAAATACTCCCAGAACTCATCACGTGGTATACTCTTAATAAGGTTACAAGTATCCATGTTAACCATTCGCCAATCTTGCATGAAGACGTCCCAAGTTAATACTAGGTTCTTTGGCCCTGGTGCATACTCAGGCAGCCTAGAAGGTGGTTTATAGTTTAATGTGGTACGACCGTTTACACTATTTAAAATAGTCTGATCATTCGTGCAGAGCATCGTACGCACTTCACCTGTTGTACGCTTGATAAATGTTATTTCACAGACATTATTATCTAATAACTGCAATAAACTCTGACGGCTAACTTTTGGCATTACCGTCTTCTATATCTTCTCGTCTCTTGCAAATACCGAACAATCTTTGCTCATTCAAAAACATACCCTTGTTTATTGTACCATAATCAGCGATCTGAATATTTGCAACTGACGCTCCTTTATCATTAGGAAACATAACGATGTCACCTGCTTTTGTATATTTACATTCCGGGCCAGCCAGAATGACCTTAGCTTTACGCCACGTTTTTGTGAGAGTATTAGTGGGTATATAAATACCATCTCTCATAATATTATCACCGGAAGCATCCGGTGCTTCATCAATATACTCAACTAAAATAATATCGTCATATACAAACGATAAAATAAACTCTTTACTTAAATCGAAGTCTCCATCGCTATGAGAGCTCAGATCAATTAGACTTCTTTTTGTTGCTAGGTTGTCAATAGATGCTTCAGCCATATAGACTATTTATAAAGCACTTTCTGTAAGTCAACATTATGTTTGTACTCCCTCTTAGATATAAACTCAGGTAGGATTGGCTCTTCTTCCTTCTTCACTTTATCCTTTTTAATCTTCTTGAGATAGCTAATCTTTTTAAATCTCAAACGAGGCAATAGGTTATACAGATAGTTATATTGATTCTGCTTATCATCAAACAAGCTCCAATACCTATTACTCGACTCGTTAATATAATTAGCCATCTCAGGTGAGTACATACTAGCCCATCGATTGACCATAAACAGGTTGAACTGCGACTCATCGTCGCAGTTCATATCTATTACCTTCTTACTATAGAGTAAGCTATTTAGATACTGAAAAATAGTCATTATAGATTAATCTTAGTAGTAGCGATGAAGATATCATCTACCATACCGTAAAAGGTATCAATAACCCTAGTCATAAACTCTTGAGTCTGCTCCTCATTAAGTTTAGTACTATAAGCAAATGCAGGAGCTTTACTACCAGCATTAATATTAATACCCGTATGCCCAATAGCTACATTATCTTTTGAGTATGTAATACTAACACTACACTTACCAACAGCTTGTAGCTTACCGTCATTTCCTTCAAATTCATCATGAACCATGAGGTCGTCTCCATCTACCTCAATCGGCTTATTGGTTAAACCAGATAGTATACTAGCAATCTGAGTGTTGAGTAAGCGCTGAAACGCTACGGCTCCAAACCTATCTAAGTTTGGAATCTCCCAACAGAAGTTAACTGCATCATCACTATATATATAATCTCCCTGCAGCACATCTTCTTGGTCAATCATACCATCAATGCTCACATCCATCGGACATCTAAAAGCAATTATATTACCAGTAGGTAATACTTTATTACGGAAATAATCGTATGCGAATCTCTTATGAATGAGAGGGCCGTCGTAAACTTGAATATCTTTAATAATCATATATTCTTATTATAGCGTATTAATAATAACTTATCAACTAGTTATTCTCATTTAAATTCTCGATAGAATTGTGAGGCCATTATTGTTTTTAAATTCCTCATGAACAGCCCAGTTTTTACCTTCTTTTGTTTCATGTAGAAAATCATTTACAGCTTGTTTAAGACCTTTCTTTTTAGTAGCAATTACCTTATCACTCATTTTTACAGCTATATGCGAGGCATATAAAGGCTCATCTGAATAACCGTACGTTTCAGTATCATGTAAAATAATATACTTACGTACATTTTTAGCATGTAAACCTAATTCATTATATAATTGAAAATATCTATGAAGGGTATCTATAAAAAGTAAATCAGTTTTTTCAATACTAATTTTAAGGGAATCATCTGTTATAAACTTATAATTCTTTAATTTAATTTCATCAATAAATTCAGATTTAAAAAGGTCATAACTAACCATTGTTTCCGGTTGACTGTTAAGTAGAGCAACAGTACTGTCACCGTGACGTGAGCCGAGCTCTGTTATAGATTTACACTTTTTACCATATTTGTATAATGTCTCTAAATGTTCATTAATATCAGAACTATTATTTTTTCGATTAGTATACTCTTCCTGTATATTCATATTATAGCTATTATAATGTCGTAGTAGTACTAATGCTACTGCTAACCAGTATTTTCACGTTATTAATGTAACAAGCCCTTGTAATTTTTCTCAATGTACAGTTCCGGTATATGGTAGTCGTCTATCTTATTAAAGTTCTCTTGAATTGCCTCGAGCTTACTACTGTACACGTCTTCGCTGAGAGAGTTAATTAGACTTTCAATACTCTTAAAATCATCCACAAATATAATACCATCTGTATTAAAAAACTCTCCAACCGTACGTGTACCCCAGTATATCGGGATGGTTTTTGTAGCAAAACAGTCGAGTATTTTTTCAGTAAAATACCCATCTTGTATACAGTTTTCAATAGCAACAGAAAATCTAAAATCCCTCAAGCCTGCATCTTTATTAGTTAACCGGCTTCCGGTAATAGTACCAAACGTATCTATACGGCTCTTAAAGTGTTTATATATTGAGTGTCTGATCTTGTGACCAGTAGCTTCTTTTTTGTAGGATGCAATCATAGAGACTGAGCGACTCTTTACAGGGCTATCTTTCTCAACCCAATAGGTACCGTACGGCTGAAATATACCGTTATCAATTTGAGATATAATATTACGGTCGAATGTTAGTACGTTATCAAATTTATGATAATTTTTTAAGATCCAATCATATATAGACGGGTCGATACCCTTAGGTTCGAGCAGCCACGCAACTTTCTTAACATTGCTATACTGAGCCTCATCTACATCCTGCAATTTTTTATCTGTAAAGAAAACGTGCTCACTAACTATATTGTCACCTGTATACCAGGAAAAATTAACACCTGGCATACTCAAGACATCCCTACCAGCGAAGTTACTATCTCGCAATGTAATTTTTTTATTCACTTCCATTTTTCGTTAAAGACCTCTGATAAGCCATGTGTTTGTTTCTCTCTATCCTCTTTACTGAATAGTTCGTGACTCTGACCACAGTCGTGCCATACCGATACATCACCAATTAACGCATGCGTTAGATTATTAGTCTCTAATAGCTTAGAATAATCATCATCCTGAAACCAGAAAGAAAATCTCTCGTCAAACTTACCACCGATTTTATCTATAGTGACTCTCTTTGTTACAATGCACCAACCGGTTACAAACATCCTGGTAGAGTAACCTACATGTATTCCCTTGGTTTGATGGAACCGCCACGTAGAATTATCATCCCACGGGCTAACGGAATCATAATCATCTAAGTGATCGACTAGGGTACATAAAACATCTTTATTATAATAAACGTCGTTATTTGATATACACAAATAATCGTGTTTGCAGAAAGTGAGACCATAATTCAGAAACTTATTATAGTTAAATTCTGCATCCTCGGGAATATAGAGTGTATCGATTGGTAGCTTTAAATTTTTACCTCTTAATTTTTTGTTTGTCTCAATAACAATAATATTAGTTTTAATATTAGTACTCGACTTTAGAGAGTTAATACACTTTTTTAGTTTGCTGTAATACTCTAAATTAGCTGTATTTGAGAGTATAATTACATCTATAGCTTCCATGTTTTTATGTATTTTTGTAAATCATTATAATTCATCTCGCATACTTTCATATACTCGGTTTGATTGTTTGTGTAAAAGTCATGTACACTCTTATCCCCCTCTACATCATGATGAGGTAAGTGAAATAGATATGGGTCTTTTGTATTAGCTAAAATAACATTCTTTTTGAGTTTATGGCATCTGGTTACAATCTCATTATCTTCATATCCCCAGTTAATAAAATTAGGATTAAATCCGTTAACATCTTTAAAGCAGTCTCTAGACATTACTAAACAGCCACCGACTGCTTTAAGATTACCTACCTCAAACATCTCATTTTTCTCTAATCGAGTCGGTACGTAGTTTACCGGTAGTATCTCTAGCATATTCTGATATTTTAAATCACTAGTTAATGTGCGTTTAGATTTATATGATAGATATATAGCCACTCCATTATAACCTATAATGACGTTATCCATATCTGCCAATTCAATAGATTTCTGAATAGAGTATTTTGAAACAAACACATCACTATCTAAAAAACACAACACATCGTGCTTGGCCTCTAAAGCTCCTTTGTTATATAACTTACACTTATTGAAGTTATTATCAGATGATTCTTTAATCAGAATCTCGCAACCAGGTACCAATTGTTTATAATACTTCTTACAGTATTCTAAATTTACAGCCCTTTCTTTAGTATCTTGCTTGTAAGCTATAATAAAAGATATCATTTTTTCATACTCTTTAAAATCTTAATAACGTCAGGCAATGGTGTATCGGGGACTGCATTTTGCCATGCCGGCATATAGCCATGCTTCTTCTGAAATAAGTATGCACTGTCGATTATTTTTTGCTGCCAATCATCACCTCTTCTTATTGACGAGGATTCTTCACTACAAGCCTGTTCTTGAATAAGATCGCAACTATTAGCTATATCAGCCCACCACCAGTAAGGTGTACTGTAACCGGCTTTGGCGAGACTATAAGAATGCTCTACATGTTCAAAATTATTTTTATCAAACTCTTCATCAAATATACCTACACTATCTAATGCTTCCTTGGTATAAAAACATACAGCACCAACTGAGTGCTGATTTAGTGCAATTTTTACGTCACCGTAATCAATTACCTTTCTCGGCTTAGGTTTACCTTTACTAATATTACCTTTATTAGCCGGTCCATGGTATGCAAACGACATATGTTGTATACCAGTAATCTTACTTGCTCTAATATATTCTTCAAACGCATTACCTTTAAACACCATATCATCCTCTACGAGAAAAATATACTCACAGCCTTTTGATAATAGGTGTGTAAGCGCTTTATTTTTACTCTTACAAACACCTAAATTCCTCCCGTTGTTAATAATATGACGATGAGGAGCGTCTGTAGTTGCTATAGGCTCATCACCGTCATTAATGGTAACAATCTCATCGAACCAGTCAGATTTAATGCTTTTAATACACCTAATGTAAAAATCATTTCTATTACACGTTATTATACCTACACCAATCTTTGACATTATATATATTTTATAATAAATAATTTATATGGCAAGCACAGACGTTAGTATCAATCAGTTACCGGAAACCAATCAAGTCGTTAATGGAGACTTTATAATCCTCCAGACACCTAATGCGACTAATAGGTTAAATTTTAGCAACTTCGTTGTAGGTTTAGAAAATACTACGTTCGGTAGTACTATCGAACTACATACAACTCAGATCGCAGAGCTCTCCGCAGCGTTAAATCCGTAAAAGTGATTTAGGCTGAGAGCTTAAGCTTTGGGATTATATAGACTGTTAATCTCATCGATTTCTTTATCACCTAGCGTATCTTTAATTAGCTGCTTCTGATCTGCGAGATCCTTCTCAAACACTTTAGCATTTTGTTGATCATCGATTAATGCTTTCATTGCAGCTGCTTCTTCGTTATCACCAACAGATTGATTATTAGGGTCGACGATATCAGGCTCCGGAGCACATTCCCACCCACCGACAAGATCACCGGTCTCATCGATATATTGCTTAATCATGGCGATTCTAACAGGCCTGTCTCCGAATACTTCAATCCAACCCGGCGCATCTTCTTTTGGAAAGAATGGATTGAGGCCGTTGTTTTCAATATGCTGAGCTCCTATCATTTTAAATAGGTTATCAATTTCTTTAATATAGGTAGAATCTGTTTCACGTACACCATCTTCAACAGGGGTAATAGGAGCAGCTTTAGTAATAGGTGTAAAAAATATGATGTCTATATTCTTTAAACTCTCGCAGACAAGAGGTATGCATTTATCAATAAACTCCTTATCAATATCACCAACACCTTTCTCAAAACACCAAAGAGAGTAAACTAAGTTGTCAATAGGGCACCTGTCCATAATGACATTATCACCGGGGTTAAAGGTCTGCATCTCATCAATCATATGATTGAGAATCCTCCATTGTGTCTCTTTAGTAGCTTCTTTACTGTGAGGTAACTTCTCACTAGTAAGTACGTCACGGTACGTCTGACTTTCAGTTTTATACATGGGCCATTCTTCTAGGAAGTCCTTAATTAATGTTGATTTCCCTTGACAACCCGTACCGCTAATAGCTAATCTCATACATATATTTTATAATAAGAATTTGCATTTTCAAGGTCTTAAGTTATAATAATAATATGATCCATTTTGACGAAGCATCTCATACGTATACAGATACAGAGACTGGTAAGCAGTTAATATCAGTAACAACTCTGCTCGGTAAATATAAACCTAAGTTTGATGCAATAGGTAACGCAACTCGAGTTGCAAAGCGTGAGGGTGTTCATGTTGACTTTATTCTAGAGCAATGGGAAGATGTTAAAAACAAAGCGTGTGATTACGGTACCCATATACATAAAGTAATGGAGGATTTTCTCGTAGATGATAAACGAGAAGACCAATATAAAGATCTTTATAAATCGTACAAGTCACATGCAGATATATTTAAAGGTTATCCTAAGCTGCGCGCTGAGGAAAAGCTATATGATACAGTTAATGGAATTGCAGGTACAGGTGATTTAATTTATGAAAATACAAATAGTTTTAAGGTAGGAGACTTTAAAACAAATAAGCGTTTCAGATACACCAATGAGTATGGTGAGTATATGAATGGCCCGGTGAGTCACCTAACTGTATGTGAGTTTAATTCGTATGCGCTGCAGCTATCTTTATATGCTCATATGTATGAAGCAATCTCAGGTAAGAAGTGTGATGGGTTAGTTATCTTCTACAAAAATCCTGAAAAACATGAGTGGTCAAAAATACACGTCAACTACCTTAAAGAGGAAGTTAAAGCGATAATAGCTGATTACAATAATCCCAGTTAACCACCTTTAAGAAGTTTTTAATATACTTCTCTCTATCCGGCCCATACTTTTTATAATAGGCGTGCTCCCAGACATCAATACCTAGTATTGGTTCTCCTTGATCAAACATAAGAGGATTATCCTGATTATCTGTTTGTACAATCTTCAAGGTATTACCCCTTTTAATAAGCCATACCCAACCGGAGCCGAAATGCGACTTTGCTTGTGCTGTAAACTCTTCGTAAAAACTGTCAACGGAACCAAACTTCTTATCAATAGCTTCCTTTATCAAGCCTCTGCATGAATGTTTATGAGGTGTCATCATATTCCAGAAGAGTTGATGATTGTATGCTCCGCCAGCATTATTACGTACATCTGCTTTTCTGTTTGCAGCTTTAACTACTAATTCTCTCAATGGTATGTGAGTTTTACCGATAGCGTCGTTTAGCTTTTTGACGTAGCCCTTATAGTGCTTATTATAGTGGAGCTTCATTGTCTCCGCATCAATATGAGGTTCTAAATCATTAAATGAGTATGGTAGTGTGATTGGCTTATACCCGCCTAGACCCTCTAATATGAGGTTAGTTAGTTGATCGTAATTATGCTTCATTTTCTTTAAATTTACTTCTTTTATATCTTTTGCAGAGAATAGTTAATGCAATAAGGCTAGTACATACAACTCCGACTGTTATAAAAAAACTAGCTGGAGCATCTTTTAGTGATGCAGCCGCAGCTACCATTTTCTTAAGAGCTTCTTTAAAGAGGCTACCTAATACTTCAAATAACAATTGTTCTATTCCAGCCAGTATAAACATCTAATTACTTCTTCTTTCTACCTCTCTTCATATTAAGACACCATTGATACATTTTGCCCTTTTCACCACTATACTTCTTAGCTTTACGTTTTAGTTCAGTTATAGAGTCCTTACAACTAGCACCTGCTCGCTTTACTCGTCCCGGTTTACTTTTACCCTTGACCTTACCATCGGCGTAGTTTTCAAAAAATGTTTTAAATGTAATCATTTCAATGTTATACAATTCATTTTACATGAAGTGCTTCGGTTCTGTATAAATATTTATATAAAATGGAGGTAAAATGATATGTTTGGACTTATTACGATGTTATTATCAACACTTGGAGCAACTGGTATGGGCTCGATGCTTAAAATTATCGGCGGTATTGCGCAGAGTAGATCACTTGCAAATGAAGCGCGTGCTAAGAGGGAGCTCATCAGAGACATGTCACTCCAAAAATCAAACGCTGAGTTTCAACAAGCAGTGTTCGGTGAAGCGGATAAGGATGCTGGTATGTTCACACGCGGCACTCGCCGCATTATTGCTCTTATCGGGATGCTCAACTTCGCAGTCATTTCGATTCTTTGCACCCTCTGGCCAGCAGTCGAGCTCGTCACCTTTACACCACCCGAAAATAAAGAAAATTTCTCCCTCCTCTGGGGATTGGTTGTTTTTCCCTCATCGGACCCGATCACAACAGCCATTACAACAGGGCACATCTCTCTGGTCTCAGTCGCCACTTTGGGGTGCATCATCGGATTCTACTTCACCCCAGGTGGTAAATAAAAAAATAAGCAACCGATAGGTTGCTTATTTGAAAGTGGCTCCTCGACAAGGATTCGAACCTTGGACCTAGTGATTAACAGTCACCCGCTCTACCGCTGAGCTATCAAGGAATTTATAATATTAAATTATTTTTTAGTAGCTGGTCGCCCACGTTTGGTAGGTTTCTTAGTTACTTCATCGCGAAGTTTATCAATTTTACGATCAACTGCTGCGGTAAAATCTTCTGCATCCTCTACGATTGAATTAATTTTCTTAATGTTATTGCGAGCAACTAACGTGCCAGTAATAAAACCGGCGATGAATACTACTAGTGTAATTATTGTTTCCATAAATATTATTTAACCTTAAAAATAATACATTCAACCATAAATATTAATATGACCGAGAAAGAATTAAAAAGTATGTCTAAAGACGAGCTCGAAGTTCTCTGCAAAGACAAGGGTGTTAAGTTAGATAAGAAACTTAAAAAGAGTAACTTGCTCTCAAAAGCAATTGCTCTCTTTACATCTACGAAGCCGGCAGTAAAGAAGACGTCTAAAAAAGCACCAACTAAGAAGCTTACATTTAGAGAGCGTTACGGGTTACCTCCTAAAAAATAACTTTTTATATTAAATAATAATATGCCTATCTCATTTACAAACGCCTTAACATTCTCTGGTGCACCAAATGTACCTAATGAAGATACTGCCAATAACATCGATACATTTCCAAACGGCTTAGAACCAGCTGGTCTAGATTGCGAGCTATTATATCAAGACATACCTGGTGCTACTGGCAACTCAACAGCAGTTTCAGTATCTGCAGAAGGCTTCCCATCCTATGGAGGTTTTGGACTCGACACAGAATACAAATTCACAATGGATATTGACGACTCATACGCTGGTATGGAGTTTGCTATTATAGACCCGGAATTTAATTCCATTCGGTTTACTTTTGATACTGGTGTTGAAGAGCAAGTTGTAACAGCGCAGGATAGAAATTCAATAAGCCCTCGTATCAGAAGGCTAGTTAATTTAGGTTATCTGTAAGATTTTACATAACACATATTATACTACATATTATACCAAAAAAAGCCGTTCAATTAATTGAACGGCTTTTTTTTATTTAAAGATAATACTCAGACTTTAAGAGCCTTATCCCACACTAATAAATGCAATCGAGGTGAGAAGTGAACGTGCATTAACTTCGCGTATTCAACAACCGCCTCAGCATTAGCAATATGTTCCACACGTGAACCAGCACACGGCATGAACCAGATTCTATCGAGACTTACATTAATACCCTCTGTATCTTCAACGTACTTACTCCATATCTCCTTTATATCTTCAGCAGGGTCATTAATAACAAACTTAAAACCAGAGTTAATCTCTTTGTGATACTTGAGAACTTCAGGCTTATAGGTCTTATTCTCCGGGTCACCATTAGTAGTTAACTTCGGTGAAGTTGTGAAGGTAGCATCAAACTCTTCCTTCCATCTCGGGCTAGGCATAAGAGTAGCGTTCGTCTCGAAGTCAATCTTCGGGGTGAAGTCATACTTCTCAATAAACGCTTCAACTAGTTTAAGTAGTTGCTTCTGTTGAATTAGAGGCTCACCACCGGTAAGCTTCCATATAGTACCCTTCTCAAGTTTTTCAATCCAGTTATTGTCTTCCATCATCTGAAAGATCTCATTAAAAGTCATCTTATTTTTAATACTCCAAGAGATAAAGGAATCACAACCATGAGGAGAGTCTTCAGAGGCAAAACCAATGCAAGTTAGATTGCACATCGCCATGCGCATAAACAAAGAGCGCTGACCTATATACTCACCTTCACCCTCTATCGTATAAAATATTTTATCGTCAGAGAGTATTAATGTTTCTTTTTCTAAGTTCATAACTAGTATTATTATAACTCATGGTAGGTTATAATCAACTAATTCATATACTATTTATACCTTTTACATGAACTTTTTACGCTTCATGGACTGAGTATATATGGTATAAATATGTGTAATGACTACAAAAAAGAGTACTCGCAAGAGTTCGAAGGCGTCGGGGAGATCTCACAGCACTAATGTTAACATTATGGATGAGATAGTTGAAAATAATCAGACTGATTTTGATTTAACATTCAAAATAAGTCATCATTTTAAACTAACTCCAACACAACATAGTTTTTATACCGCAATGATGGAACCAGCTACTAAGATGGGGTTTGTGGATGGACCAGCTGGTACAGCTAAAACATACATCGCTGTTTTAGCTGCTCTTAATATGTTAAGAGATAGAGAGGTTGATAGTATAGTATATATTAGATCTATAGTAGAGAGTGCATCTAAGAGCTTAGGCTTTCTACCTGGTGAGATGGAGGATAAGTTCGCACCATGGTCTATGCCGCTAGTAGATAAACTAGATGAATTAATTCACCCGAACGTAGCTAGTAATCTACTACATAAAAACTATATTACCTGCTTACCCGTCAACTTTACAAGAGGTATGACGTTTCGTAATTCGTGTGTTATTATTGACGAGGCACAAAACCTTACAAAAAGTGAGCTAATAACGCTACTAACTCGTTTCGGCAACCATAGTAAGTATATGATTGTGGGAGATACAAATCAATCAGATATTAATGATAAAGGTGGCTTTGATACTATATACAAAGCTTTTGACTCTCAATCATGCATCGATCAGGGTATTAATACCTACAAATTTACAGGTGATGACATTGTAAGAAGCAAGGTATTAAGGTTTATCGTCGAGAGACTCGATACCATTAGCTAGTTCTTTAAGTGCTTGCTCAAAACCAACTGATTGTACCTCGATACTCCTTACTTCTGGTAAGTCCGGTGTAGGAGTACGAGGTACAATAGCCTGGTTCATTTTTGCAAATATATCATTTTCCAGTTTTTGGAGCTGAGGGTCTCTTTCTCTCGCTACAGGCGCTCCCATACCTGTACTGCCTACAGTGTGTTTTGGTACTCTATTGTAAGCATTATCTAAACTCATTACTCTCCCCAACTCGTTCCACCGAATGGATTTGACATACCCTGAGTTACTCTCTGCTTAGGGGGATGACCGGGCTCGGTATTAGGTTCTGCAGGCGATACTTCAGT